GAGACCGAGAAAACCAACAGAATTGAAAAAATTACAGGGTACTTATCAAAAGTGCCGTGATTATAACGAAATTAAGTTTACAATTTTGGAAAATGAAATTGAAATACAAAAGGATTGGCAAAAGATTTTGGAAATTACTTGTAACCAGTTACGCAAAATTGGTATTTTGGCCGAGGTAGATTTAAATTTGGTTGAAGCTTACGCAAAAGCCATGAGCCGATATTACGAAGCGCAGCAACAAGTAGAGGCAATGGGCATGGTAATTGATGGACAAGCAGGGTTAAAAATAAATCCTTGGTTTGATGTCATGGAGAAAAGTTTAAAAACAGCTTGCAACGTTGGGGGCATGTTTGGAATTACACCAAGCGCACGCGCTCGTATTCCTGCGCAGACAGCACCAGCAAGCAAATTAGAATTATTAAAAAAGAAAATATCATGAAAGTATTTAAAATTGAACAGACCGCAAGCGGTTGGGTTATAACGATTGACGGCGCGGCCGTAGATAAATGGGGTAAACCATCAGACACGCCGCACGTTTACCGCAATAAATATCTGGCGCAGCTTGCCGAACGGTATTTAAAAAATATTACGGTAACTGTAAGCAGCGACGAAGATAGTACCGACGTAGTGGTGAAATGGAGCAAGCCCAAGCATACGCGGAAAAAGTAATAAGCGGCGAAATTGTAGCCGGGCAGCTGGTGCGCAATGCGTGCGAGCGGTTTCTGCGTGACCTAAACAGCTGGAAGTTTGAACAGTCAAACGTTGAACATGCTGTGACGTTTATACAGGAATTGGAACACACAACCGGGGAGCATGCAGGCCGTAAGTTTATACTTGAGCCGTGGCAGTATTTCATTGTGGCCAATCTGTTTGGGTTTATAAATGACGACGGAACGCGAAGATTTACACGGGCTTATATTGAAGTGCCGCGAAAAAATGGAAAGTCGACATTTAGCAGCGCGCTGATGTTATATGGATTGTTAGCCGACGGCGAGCCAGCAGCGCAAGTGTATAGCGCAGCAACGAAGCTCGACCAAGCTATGATGGTTTTCGGTGAATCGGTGCGAGTATGCCAAAACGTTGATTTTTTGCAGGGCGAGGTTGTTGTAAACAATAGCGTTAATAATCGGCGGATATTATACGGGCAGAATTTGTATAAGCCCTTGGAATGGAACCCGAATAAACAGGATGGATTAAATACGCACTTTGCGTGCATTGATGAATATCACGCGCACCCAAGCGACGATTTATATAACGTAATACGCAACAGTATGGGAGCGCGCAGACAGCCGCTGCTGTTTACAATTACGACGGCAGGATTTAACCGCGAATCTCCATGCTATAGGCACCGGCAGTATTGCGCCAACGTTTTAAGCGGTGGAATTGAAGACGACGGATTGTTTACGATTATCTACAGCTTAGACGCTGGCGACGATTGGACAGACAGAAAAGTTTGGGCTAAGGCGAATCCAAATTGGGGGGTAAGTGTTTACCCGCGTCAGTTAGAGCAAGCAGTAAACGAAGCGCGCGAATTTGTCCATAAGGAAGTAGAATTTAAAACAAAACTGCTTAACGTATGGACAGACACGGCGCAGACGTGGATAAGCGACAGCGACTGGGCAGCATGTGAGCAGCAGCTAAGTTTATTAGGCGCGCGGTGCTATGGTGGTTTAGATTTAGGTAGCACTTCGGATTTCTGCGCGTTTAGTTTGTGGTTCCCGGATCATAACGCAGTGAAAACGTGGTATTACTTACCAGAAGCTGCAATAAAGAAACGGACTGATAACGTAGGGCAATCTTATAGGCAATGGGTGCGAGACGGTTATATTATTGTAACTGATGGAAACGTAACGCATTACGGGTTTATTAAACGCCATATTATGGAGCTTGCCGAAGATTATGAGATTCAAGATATAAGCTTCGACCGATTCAACGCGTCGCAGTTGGTTATTGAGTTGCAAAATGAAGGCCTGCCGATGTTTCCGTTTGGGCAGGGGTTTGCTTCGATGTCAGCGCCAACGAAAGAACTGGAGCGCAAGGTAATGAACAGAGATTTAAGCCATGACGGTAACCCGGTAACGCGGTGGATGTTGGGTAATGTGTTGCTGCAATATGATCCTGCTGGCAATGTGAAAGTTAACAAAGCCAAGTCAGGCGATAAAGTCGACGGCGTGGTTTCAATTATTATGGCGTTAGGCGGTTGCATGATTGAGGCCGCAAAAAATGAAACGCAAGATTTTTGGTTTGTAAAGTTGTGAGGTTAGAGCTAATATATATCGATGAATATGTTAAGCGATATTATGAGCTATTGCCCCTGCATCCAACATACGAGAAAGCATGGGAGGCATTAGAGGCAGAATATAAACACGCCATAGGCCGCAACCGATACGCTAACTATGCGACGTTTCGCGTTGTGCTATGTAGGTGGATGAAAATAAATCGACGTTGTTAACGGCATGTAAGTAATTTAATATTTAATTTGTATTATGCAATTTCGGCTATGGCCATTTAAAACAGAAAAACGCAGCAGCTTGTCGGCTCCGCCAGACTGGTTGGTAAATACGCTATCTAATATATTTGGGATTCAAACCAAGTCGGGCGCGGCTGTTAACGAAAACACAGCGTTATCAATTAGCAGCGTTCACGCTTGCGTGCGAGTAATAAGCGACGGCATAGCTGGATTGAGTTTAAAACTATACAAGGACGATGGGGTAAATAAAACGCAGGTTAACAATAACTATGCGGCAGCATTATTAAATGATCCTAACAGCTACCAAACCAAATTTGATTTTATTAAATACATGGTAGGGCAGTTGGTGTTAAAGGGTAACGCTTACGCTTTTATTAATCGTGACGCGCGATTTATTGCTTACGAATTGCACCCAATACGCAGCGAATACGTTGAGCCAATTATAGAAAACGGACAGTTGTTTTACCGCGTTACTATGAAAGGATATCCCCCAATGGTGCCGGCAACTGATATGCTGCATTTCAAAGGGTTATGCACTGACAACCCGTTAAAAGGTAAAAACCCAATCCAAGTACATGCCGAAAGTTTGGGAATAGATTTAGCAGCTATTGGAAGCAGCGCAGGAGTTTATAAAAATGGCGTGTTAAAATTCTTATTAACAAGCGACGCTGTAATAAAGCCAGAGCAAGCGGCAAATTTAAAAAATAGCTTAGACGATGTTATCCAAGGCCAAGCGCGCAGCACGGTGTTGCCGAATGGAATTAAGATGGAGAAACTAAGCTTAAGCCCTGAGGAAGCGCAGTATATAGAGCAGCGTAAATTCTCAGCGCAGGAAATAGCGCGAATGTTTGGCGTGCCTGCTTCCATGATAGGCGCAAGCGACGGAGGTATTAAGTCCAGCGTAGAACAGGAGTTTCAGGATTTCTATGCGCGCACCTTGTTAGCGTATGCGATTAACATCGAACAGGAAATGGCGCGCAAGCTGTTGACAGAAACAGATAAGCAAACGATGTATTTTAAATTCAATTTTAATTCATTGTTGAGAGCTACGGCAAACGATCGCGCAGATTTTTATAACAAAGGAATACGCGGAGGTTGGTTGTCACCAAACGAAGCGCGTTTGTTTGAAGATATGAACGGTTATAGCGATGGCGCTGGATATATGGTTGAAAGTAATTTAATACCTGCCGAGCAAATGGCTGCTTATATGGAGGCTAAGATTATTAATTTGACTAATAAAACTTTGAATAACAATAACCCAACAGGGGATAATAATAATACACAAGCGTAATGAGAGAAAAACGCACCATAACAGGAACGATAAACTATAGAGCTGAAGGCGAGAATATGCCAACACAGTTGGGCGGTATTGCTGCCGTTGTTAACAGCTCTACAGATTTGGGATATTTTGAGGAAGTCATAGCACCGGGCGCGTTTGATTATGCGCTTAGCAAAGATTACGATATTCGTTGCTTATTTAACCATGAGAGCGAGTTAATTTTAGGCCGCACCAAGGCGAACACTTGCAAGGTGTTTGTTAACGCTGACGGAAATTTAGAATA